ATAGAAGAAACAACTCTGTCTGCCGGACCAATGAAAGTTGTACTTTCTATTCGACGACCACCGTTGGAGTGAAGCAGCCAGGTTCCGTAATCAGGAATAGGATGGCCTGAAACAGATGTTGTTGTTGGTCTAACTCCTAGATAAAATGCATCGCGGCGGCGCACTTCTCCAGACATTTTAATAATATCTGTACGTAGTAAATCTCCAGCCGCGTTGTAGTAAAGTCTTTGATATTCAACACTAGCGAATGCCATAACCTACTCCTTATATATCAATATATAAGTCCTTGCAACTGACGGTAAGGACTTTGGGTACTGCCCCTATCTCGCTCAAATCGCTTCCATCAAACACACCATCTACAGGATTCACAGTAACAGAGACTGTTTCCTGAGTAATTGTGTCTGAATCGATATTGGCAGAGAAGGTTACAGTTATTCTCTTTTTAGTAACAGAAATACGAGTAGACTTATCTACAGGACTAGTAGAAGAAACACTGAGTGCAGTCGTGCTCGTAGAAGTAGAAGTACCACCCAAAACAGTAGTACTTGTAGTGCTGGGAAGGGAGATAATCGAACCTGACCCAGTGGTGAATGTCCACTTATAAGTCGTGGTCATATACAAAGGAGCAGAAACATTAAAGCTAAAGCTGTCGTCTACTATAAAGCCACTTCCACCAAAAGTAATATAAACATCATTGTCTAACTCAACTTCGTTTGTGCTTGTAGTTCCTGTTCGGACGAGACTAGGGGCAGATGTTTTGTACCACTGGTACTTCGCCGTACCTATGTCCCCTGCAGTTGTTATCTCTACTATATAACCATCGTCTATAGTGCCTGTATACCCCCCTGAGACTGTTGCTGTGCCCGACCCGAGGTTCATACCCAAGGAGACATCGAAAACAGTCCTAGCAGCCAAGCCTACGCGAATGGTGTCACTTGAATCTTCATCACCAGCTAAGTAAATAGTATAGGTTGTGCTAGGAGATAAGTTCTTGCTGGGAGAAAAGATAGCTTTAGTTCTATATGCGCCTGCACCAGCAGAATAAGTTCCAGACGAAACAGCATTGTCGTCTGCATCAAGTTTCTCAAAGGTAAATGTGCCAGCCACCAAGCCTTGATAATTTGGACTGTCTAAGAACAGTTCAGGCTCTGGCGTTTCAGCCCTATCGAAAGTTTGTAGACCACCACCTGTCCATCGATCAGTGTCGGGGCCTTCAACGATAAAGGCTTTGTTGATTGAAACTGGATCAATTTCTTGATCAAAAACAACCCATACAGTGCTTCCAAGAACAACACCAGAAGCGCTATCGGACGGAAATACATTTTGAACAGTAGGGGCAGCCACAGACTTTAATCCTTGATAAGCCTGAAGGTTCTCCCCAGGGAGACCCACCAGTTATTACTAAGTTCTTTATTCTTACGCTTTTCTTGGTCTAGCTTGTCCATAAGCTTTCTGGTTTCTTCTGTTCTATTTGCACAGCGAGCAATCCAGAGATCTTTCTCTTGGTATAGTTTACGTATTTCTTCAAGTTGACTATCAGAAGGAAGGCCTCTAGCCTCAATGAATATTTCTTCATTGTCTCCTTCTATAATACTGAAGTGGTCGTATTCAGCATTCTCTTTAATTAGTTTTTTCTTTGTGGCCTCAACCATTGCTTTAAGGCGTAATTCTTCTCTATTCATGTTGGTTCCTACAATGAGGGGCCAGCCAGTGAGAACCAGCTGGCCCCTGTGGGCTTCAGAGCTTTATAGTTAGCAGGGTTGAACTAACTACCGGTAGATTAAACTACAGCGGTAGTAGCAGGAATTTCAGCAACCTCGCCAGATACAGTCTGCGTTAGCTGTGCCGGAAGAACGATCTGGTTGGGAACAACCTTAACATTCTTGGCGACTGCAATGGCAAGACCCTCATTATAGATACCAATGCCGTAACGTTCACGAAGCTTAATCTTGCGGACATCGACACGAGGATCACTCCATTCATCGGTCGTAAGAGCTTCATCAACAAGCATTGCACCTAGCTCGCCTGACTGGAATACAACTACATCAGTAAGTAGAGTATCCGGATCAAATGGCATGAAGGGGCTAACAATTACTCGGAATGGGAAGGGCATGTAGCTCGGAAGAACGGGAGCACCAGTGGCATTCTGGTCATAGTCATTGACTCCAGAAGCACTTTGTGAACCAGCGTGTCCACCGGGAACGATATCACGACCACCACTTAGACCAAGCTTACCTTGGGGACCATTCTGGATCGGGTAACGAGCAGCGGGGGAACCCTGCCATCGCTGGAAGAAGCTTCCACCACCTGACTGTAGCGCGAAAGAACGCATAGTCGGATCCTTAACCCACATTAGCCATGTAAGCGGGTGAACAAGAATGGTATCAGGAACGAAGCCCTGATGGATAAGTTGTGCCATCATGTCGAAAAGGTCATCCATTATCATGGAACCATTCGCAGCACCAGCTAGGCCACGTCCAGTGGTTACACCGTGTGAACTAGTTGTGGGGTCAGCGTTATCGAATACCTTAACACCTAGCGAAAGGACGTGTTGGAAGATCTTGGTTTCTTTGTGACGAGCCATCGCACGACCAGCTTGTCTCATGTATAGACCCATGAGATCAAACTGACTGTAGCGAATCATCTCTTCAGTGAAACCAAAAGCCATACCAACCTTACCTACGTTAGCGGTAACCGTCGCACCGCCAATCTGGGGCTGGTGCTCTGGGTACTCTTGACCTTCTGCAATATCGTCAGCAGTCATTGCACCCATCGCTGGGAAAACAATTGACTGGCCATACTGATACGGAATCTGATCTAGCAAACTGGTACCGACAAGGAGAGGCTCTTGTGCCTCTTGGATGATCTGGACTACAACCTTAGGAAGTAGGGGGCCAGCATTGGATGTATTTAGAACATCCATCATCTCAAATCTTTTACCAGTCACGAGATCGAGTCCGCCACTCTGTAGAATAGAGCGAGCATGGTTCGTGTCTTTAAATTCAAAACCGGACATCATTCTCTCCTTATCGACTGATTAGGTTGATGATTACTTCGCGGTCGGCACCGGTTGTACTGACATTTAGAGTGTCAGGAAAACCAGAGGTTGCAGTACCAGGCATTTGGTTCACAGTACCAAGAGACGAGTAATGTGTCTTGACTTTGTCAAGATTGTCTCTCGGATGTGTAATAAAGCCTAGGACCTGGCCCATAACGGTATTGATACCGGTACCAGTAGCTAATGTAAAGTTAGAGTCACCATCGACCTCAACGAGTGAACCGGGGCGAAGTAGCCCTGTCGCAGCGACATAATCGTGGACAGAAGTCGGAACGCTGTTGTAATGGTTGTAAGAAAGTACAGTACCGCTTACGCGTGCTGGAACGGTAGCTCCACCAGAGACCCAGAAGAAGGCAACGCCAGCTTCGTAATCGAGGTAATAGTCACCGGACTGAGACATACCATCAACGCTAGTGCGCTCACGAAGTAGGAGCGTAGAATCATCAGCAGAGATTGTAGTTCTCGCAGTGCTCTTAGCCAACGCAGAGTTGGTTAGAGAAGCAGCAATAAAGTCTGTACTTGTAACACCGCTATAGCGAACAGTCGCAATAACGTTAGCAGCACTAAAGAGGTTGCCCGCACCATAGGTGAGAGTTGAGCCAGTAAGAGCCGCATCTAGTGTCTCGTCAGTCGACGCGGACGCCAAGTGAGGTACACGAATTACATAGTCGCAAAGGACCGCTACCTGATGTTGCATACGGAAGTTGTGGAACTTGAGATCCGCAGGCTTGAAGCCATCACGAGAGGTTGAGGCCCATACGTAGTAAGACTGCGCAGCTACACCAACAGGCATAGATACAAACGCATCGGGCGTTTCGGCGGAACCGATTAGGCCTCTACTGCGAAGAGCAGTCTGAACTTGGGTTAGAGTGTAAGAAGTAGCAGCTGAAACAACCGCACCAGTGGTCAGGTCGATAACCTGCTCCGTAACATCGTTGGCAGTGTAGGTTAGGACTGTATCACCGCCAGCAGCAGCAGCCCAGCTTACACGGAGACCAGCAGGACAGACATCACCCTCACGGGTTAGACCAACGGCCTTTCCAGCAGCAACAACAATCCAATTCTCGTAGTGCTTATCCTGAAATACAACAGGGAGCCACGGAGCCGGAATAGAGTTGAAGTGCGGACGGATCCCCTCACTGTGCTCAAAGTTAGGAACGAGGTTACCTACATGATCCCACTGTCTACTAGTAGGGGTATAACTGTTAAAACTCATTATGAATTCTCCTTGTCAGTTAGGTAATCCTTGATATCAAATCCAGAATCAATAAAGCCACGCTTCATCATGCTATCAACATAGTTGAGCGCCGCCTCTTCATCCTGGTCATCACAAATTGAAGTATATCTCTCAACCACTAGCTGGCCCCATCTGTCAAGATTGTCGACAGTTTTTGCTGCCTTCTTTCCGTCTTGAGCAAGAGTAGGATCATCGAGAACAACTTCTGCTTTTTCTGTTTTTAGAATCTCAAGTTCACAGGCAGTCTTTAGAAGATCACCGACTGAATCTTTGAGTTCTTGAACATTCTTTTCCTTGAGACTGTCTTTGATGGCCTCAAGTCCTCCTTCAGTACCATTGAGTTTTTGAAGTAGGGAAACATGATCCGCGAGAAGAGTTTTGTACTCTCCCGAGATTTGCTCTAGCTGCTCATCAGCAGAGTCGGTTAGACCCTCCTGTGCAGTTAGTTGAGTTGCAAGCTGAGAAACTTGCTCCTCTAGAGCGGCGAGCTTATCGACCAGGGTGTTGAGGTCCGGAGCTTTCGCTACCTTTTCCTTTTCCTCTACGGCTGAAGTAAGCTGCGTAATCGCATCCTTAAGATCTTCAATCTCAAATTCTGAAGTACGCTTTAGTAAATCGGATAGTTCCATATCTAAATCGTCTTCCTTTGAATCTTTGTTAACTAGAACATATTCCCCGGTATCTTCTCCAGCTATGCTGAATTGATCCAAGGGACCATTGATCATCGCTCCGCGCAAACCTTTCTCCTCAAGTATAGCATGAAGTTTTGCGTGAACTTTATATACATCTGTAGGCATTTGCTCTTTTCTGGATAAAGACCATTCGTCTTCTTCTCGAACTGTATTATCCCATTCCCAATGAAGACCATCATGGAATCTAAGCAAAGCCCGTTGTTCCATCATTGTCTCTCCATCGAATGCATCTTCCCAATTTACTTCGCGGCCCTCGTGTAGGTCTTTGTAAAGATCTAGGAGACAACTTTGAGTATCTGTCATTTGCTTAACTTCTACTTCTTTCTCTTCTTTGTCAGAAACAGAGAGACCATCAAGAACGTCAGTATTTGCCTGCTGTATGCCATCAACAACACCAGCACTATCAGTAATTGAAAGCAGCTCGTAAGGAGTCGATCGTAAATTGTCAGTATAAACCGGTGTAATTTCTTCAGCATTTTCATGTAAATCTACAATCCTCACACCTTCACTAACAGCCTCACTGTCTGCCGGAATATTTACAAAGGAGACCTCTTCGTATGAGAGATTTCCTGCGATAAGAAACATGGGCGCGCCATCAACCATTTCTCCAACATCATGCTCACAACGTCCATCACTAACCCAATCTGTTTTGCAACAAGAGCACACTGCGGCATCTGTGGCGGCGCGGGTAGACACAGTTTGGTAACGGCCATCAAGAACCTTTGTCATCGCGTCAGAGTCTGTCACTTGAAGTGTAGTTCGTCCAAACCCTAACCCCTGAAAGTCTTTAGAGAACAGAAGACCAGAGTGAACTAAAGATTCAACAGCATCGACAGCCTGCCACATTCTATTCATTGTGGGTAAAGCAGCTATAGCGTCCTTAACATCACTGTACTTGTCAGAAATACGACCAAACACTTCACCGGAAGTGTCTATATATTCTGCAGCGACTACACGACCCAAAGGAGCGTCATAAGTATTATGCTCTGTAAGAACAGGCTTGTTGAAGGATGATGTTCCTCCTCCGTCTTTGGAAACAAAGCTTTTGATACCGTCTCTCATTTTTGTAGGCAAGTACAAACCATTGTTTCGGGTGATGCGAGCAGCGTGCGTTGCTCGTACAGTAATCTCTACTCCAGTACCCGCCCGGACAAAAGAATCAATCATATGAAGCTTTTGGTCCTTGTCCCATTGTTTTTTGAGGTCAGGGTTTAAGAGAATGGAGTCATAAATGTAAATTTTCTTAGCCATTCTTAATTCCTACAGAACACTTACAGTTTGGGTGATGAGGAGGAATATCGGCAATTGATACCTTTTTGACTTTCAACTTCACATCACTAAAGTTAGAACACTCTTCACAATCAGACTCACTAGCACTATTATACACAGTTTCTATATTCTGGCTTCTGTAACCCATTAGTTTTTCATAGTTATAAGATCTAGTTAATTCAGTATTGTAAATAGCGTTAAGCCGCCCCTTCGAAATATCAAGAACAGAAGTATCGGAGTCGGTCATTTTGTATTTTTTAGCTCTACGAGATATATCATCCCTAAGCTTAAGAAGATAGTGGTCGAGATAAGTTTCTACTGTCTTGAAACCTGTTACAACAACTGTATCTGTCAGGCTTAAGCCACTTGCCCTAACTCCGTTTCTGAATTCTCTAGCGGCAAGCGCTTTAAACTTGTCAGTAAGGTCACGATGCCAGGCATCGATAATCCGATCAATCCATGCTTCCGACGCGCTGGTATTCTTGTAAAAAAGAACATCAGATTTGATAACTTGGAAAGACTCATTGATTAAATTATCAATAAAGTCTTTATTTGTTTTCGGTCCTGTTCTAGTACCGTGCTGATTCGCTGGCCTGTTGCGTGCGGCTCCAGAACGTTGTCCACTTGTCTTGCCACTTGCTGGGGCAACTTTCTTTGCCTGTTGTTCTTGCTTAGCACGCTGATCACCCTTAGAGACATTCCCTGATTGCACTGCAGTTGAATTATTCTCTGCAGCAACTTCAGGTAAATATCTTTCATCAATAGATTGAATAATTAGCTCAGGCTCTTGAATGAGTTTCCAATAAGTCTGCTCCCACCACTCTTCGTCTTCTGGAGTTTTTGGATCATGTCCAATCGCAACCCGAAGTTCATCAAAGTTGATAGCGTGCTGAGTGAAGAGCTGAACCATGTGGTTTCGCCAAGCAATCTTCTGGTCTTTGTTAATCTCCTTGAACTGAAGGTGAACCATTTTGTCAGAATCAGTGATGTCGAGACTACCTTCCAGCATAAGTTCTTGAATTACAAAATAATCAAACTGAGCTTCAAAATCATCCTGAATATCTTTAACCTCGTCTCTTAGGTTTTGAGACATGGTATCAGCAGTGGA